CCAGAGGTTGTCAGTTTTAGGATACATTCAGCAATCATTACTATCCAAGCCACGGGTTGTGGGTTCGAGTCCCACCTTAATTGTAGCTCAATTGGTAGAGCAGTAGCCATAAAGTAACGTATCCTGTTTTAATCGCGGACATTCAGGGCATCGGTCAGTCTCATAAGCTCGGCCTAGAAGGTTCGAATCCTTCGTCCGCAACCAGTTGACCGTTTAGGTTCTTTTCAGCAATCTTAATATTCTTTCTGTAAAAAAGAGGGACTGGGTTCGAATCCCAGCTCGGAGTTGGTCTTCCGATGTGGTGTAATGGTAGCACGTAAAAAGAGAACCTGTTATAATAAGGAGAGTGTTATGAAGCCCGTAACATTTAAAGTTCTTACAAACAATGAAAAAGTTATCTGTGACGACACTCGACAAACTCAAACCATTGACGGAGTTGAGTATATAATTGTTCACAAGGTAGACAACAAGCGACCCTTTTTAATGCGTAAAGATGCATTGCAAAGAGTCAAAGAAAAACTCTAAGGAGATAGTATGTGGATTCAAAACGTAGCACTTGCTGACATTCCAAAAAAGCATCACGTGGCTGTGGGTGAGAATTCCATGCTGATTCAAATTGTTGATCCTGGTATGGAGTTTCCTACTCCTGCACACACATTTAAAGAAATTCATCAATTTCAATTTCTCGATCTCGAGCGTGACGACAACTACGGTGAAGAATTTAAAATCACTGATGTCCAAGCAGAACAATTAGTTAAGTTGTTGCAACATGCACTAGACAAACACATGGATGTTATCGTTCATTGTGTTGCCGGTGTTTGTCGTAGCGGAGCAGTTTGCGAAGTCGGTGTAATGATGGGTTTCCAAGACACTGAAGATTTTCGTAGCCCTAACTTACTAGTTAAGCACAAGATGATGAAGGTCTTAGGTTGGACCTACGATGAAAACGAACCACACACTATAAACGGTGTGCCGTTCGAATACGATGAACTAGGTAATAAAAAGATTTGGCTTCCTCCTGAAAAGGAAGATACTTACGATTGACTTAGCTTTTGCTTTAAGCTGTTAAGATAATTAGTTACTTCTATATAGACTAACTTTAAGTATCTTTTATACACTTGAAGTTCTTTAGGGTTAGTTGGGTTCTTATATCTAGAATCCAAGTAGTTGTCAACGTAGGAAACTATTTGTTGAGCAGTAACAGTCTTGACATCTTGTAGTCGAGTAGCTTTATTAAGTCCAAGGCTATGAATTAAACTAACTGCTATTGTATGTGCAAAGCCTGCAATTTCTTGTGGGCTTGCAAAATACAAGTGATAGTACTCATCGTTTTCCTCGTCCTTGCTGCGTAAGTCAGCAAAATGACCTTTGTATTTTTCTAAGTAACTTCGATATTCATAATCATTGCGTCCTACATTTGCTTGTTGGGCATGTTGCTTAGTATGCACTAATTCGTGAACTACAATAGAACTTAGATCCTGTGTATGTTCTTTTACTGCATCAAGTAATGGATCTTGTAATCGAGGTAATTTAGAAGAGTCTGAAGCATACTTAAAAAACGCCTCTGAGAAATCATCGTAAGCATTATCTAAAACTAACTCATGTATATGATCGATAATTGACTGAGCAATATCTACTATGTACATTTCGTTTAGATAAACGTAGTTTCTATCAGCGTATCCTCTGCTAGTCATAGGTTTAAAATACAATCCATTAAATGCAGACTTGCCAGTAGTTTTACTAAACTTTCGTATTACAGAAGTTAACGAACGTTGTAGTGCAGATTTTAGTTCTTTAATAAACATCGGTTGCAGTTCATCAATTAATGGTTCAAGATCGTTTTTAAGAGCAGCGTGGCGTTCTGCTGTTTCGTGTTCCCCTTGCTCAGAAGCAAGTACACGTAAAGCATTAAAAATTCCCACTGAAATGGCACTATCTATGCGATCAGTGTGCTGAGTAAGGCTAACAACTTCAAAAATGTTCATAACTTAATATTTAGTTACTTGACAAGTTGACAGTTTGACTTTATAATTCGGGCATGTTAAGGAGATTAAGATGAGCATGTATAATATGTTGTTTGGCCAAAATCCTGATGCAGATCAACTTCTTGGTCTCCTAGGTAAGACAAAAGCAGATTTTGGTCGCTATCGCGATGTGTTTGTACAAGATGGGTACATTGTTGTACATACACGCAATGGTGGTGGCAACCGCGAAAGCTACGAAGATGTTTTTGATGAGATGTCGGATCACGAATGGTATAGTCACGATGAAGATGACGACTTTGACTGCACATACGCAAACATCTATTTTAAAATACCCGAAAAAGTTGCTGAAACTTTTGTTAGTTTGATGGACAAAGGACACGATCCTAAACAATCCTGGGCAGCTCTTTTGGCAATGATGGAAGCACACAAGAAATGAACACTTGGGTAACTAGTGATTTGCACTTTGGGCATACGAACATTATGAAGTTCTGTCCACAGTCCAGAGCACGATATAAAAACGATGTAGACTTTATGAATGAAGAAATGGTGCGTGAATGGAACGCTACTATTTCTCCAGAAGATACAGTTTACATTTTAGGTGACGTTGCATTTTTGCCAGCTGACAAGGCTGTTAAAATTATGCGTCGTTTGAATGGAACAAAGATCTTAGTTGAAGGTAATCACGATCGCAAGTTGTTAAACGATCCTGTCTTCCGTAGTTGTTTTGCAGAAGTGCATTCGTACTTGTGCATTACTTATGATAAGACTCGTGTCGTAATGTTTCACTACCCTATTGCAGAATGGGATCAAATGCACCGTGGCGCTGTTCACTTGCATGGTCACTTGCATGGTGGTGTTAGTGGATTGGAAGAATTCCGCTGCCGTGATATGGGCATGGATGCAACAGGCTTTATTGCTGTTCCGATGGAAGTTGCAATCCGTGATGCAATGACTGGTAAAATTAAAGGACACCATGTATGATGGACATTATTGAAAAGGCTCGAGTTTTTGCAACTGCGGCACATGCGGCAGCGGCTCAACTTCGTAAGTATACGAATGAGCCTTACATTGTCCATCCTGCAGAAGTTGCAAGCATTGTTGATAACGTAGAAGGCGCTACCGCAGAAATGGTAGCTGCTGCTTGGTTGCATGACGTTGTAGAAGATACAGGAGTCACAATTGAAACTATTCGAGCAGAGTTCGGTGAAAAGGTCGCAGAATTGGTTGGATGGCTTACAGACGTCAGTCGTCCGGACCACGGTAACCGTGCAGCCCGTAAAGCAGTTGACCGAGCGCACACTGCATTGGCAAGCGCCGAAGCGCAAACCATTAAGTTGGCAGATTTAATCAGCAATTGCACCAGCATTGTTGAACACGATGAAAACTTTGCTAAAACTTATTTGGAAGAAAAGCGTTTGTTGCTCGAAGTTTTAACCAAGGGCGACCAAGCACTTTGGGAGAAAGCTAATGCAATCGTCTCCAAGTGAATGTTACAAAGGTTGGAAAAAAGAAGACGGCAATACTCAAGGGCGTTGCTGTTGTAATTGTCGTTATCAAGATCCAATCGTAGGACATCCTTGGAATAAAACGAGCTTGACAAGAACATCAATTACGCATATAATTGGCTATGGTTGTAAAATGCCAGAGTCGGATAGAATTGTGTTTTTTGATACAAATCACGGAATGTGCGAAATGCACGAATACCCTTTTAACAACGTAATTCACATAGTGACGAAAGAAGATAATGTTTAAAGAGGAATTAAAAAAGTATGTCGCTGATTCCGGTCTTGTCAACATGAAGGAAGCCGGCGACGGTATCTACGTACTAAAGTATAAGAAGAAAGTGTTCTACGATAACTTGTGGAACGAATACATTGCAGAGTGTCGTGGTACTATCGTTGATGCAGACTTCAACTTAGTAACATACCCTTTTACAAAGATTTACAACTATGGTATCGAAAAGGAAGCACCAGTGCTTGCCGACGATACTAAGGTTACAGCATTCCGTAAGGTCAATGGCTTTATGGTTGCTTGTACTTGGTACAAGGGTGACGTGTTAGTGTCTACTACTGGTAGCACTGACAGCGATTATGTTAAGATGGCCAAGGAAATGATGCTAACACATCAATCCTGGGCTGACTGGCAACTAGCGTTTAATCGTTCAGATATGGACGGTATGACATTTATGTTCGAATGCGTACATCCAGACGATCCGCATATTGTTCCTGAAAAGGCAGGTATGTATATCCTAGGATATCGCGAAAACGAATTTGGTAGCAAAATAGGACACGATCCTTTTATGCTTATGGAACTTGGACGCATGTTCAACTGCTTCTGGCCAGAAAGTGTAACAACTAACATGGCTCGAGTAAAAGAAATGGCTAAGGAATGCAAGCATGAAGGTTATGTATTCTATACAGAAGATGGTGTAAGTGCTAAGATCAAGTCACCATACTACTTGACTTCAAAGTGGGTTGCTCGCAATCCACGTACAGACAAGTTAGTAGACTTGAACAAGGACATTAAGCACAATCTAGATGAAGAGTACTACCCACTAGTTGACGCAATTCGTGCTAACATAGTAGAATACACAGCAATGGACGAGCAAGCTCGTTTAGCATGGGTAAGGGAACAGCTAGCATGAAAGACGAAAGTCATTTGCCAGTAGAGCAACAAAGTCTAGTTTTCCGTCTTCGAAAGAGGGCAGAAATTAGACGACAAATTGCACACAGAAAAAGTGTGCAAGAAGGACAGCCAGATCGAATTGCAAATCTCTTAGAAGAAGCAGCAAATGAGATTGTTAGGCTAAACATAGTTTTAGAAGAAGTAACAAAGCATACGAAAGGTAGAGATAATTTTCAACCTTGAGCGTGATTAACTCAGTGGTAGAGTGCCGTCCTGACTCGACGGTGGTCGGGAGTTCGAATCTCTCATCACGCACCAATGCCCAAGTAGCCCAATTGGTAGAGGCCGCTCTCTCAAAAGGAGTTTAGTGACAGTTCGAATCTGTCCTTGGGTACCAGTTTTAATGTCGCTGTCGTCTAATGGTTAGGACACTTATAAAAGGTGAGCCTGTTTAGGTTACGTTCAGCATATATTTTTTCCATGTCAAGGAAGAGATCTGGGTTCGAATCCCAGCAGCGACGCCAATTTGCCCTGTTAACTCAGTTGGTCAGAGTACCATCTTGATAAGGTGGGAGTCCTTGGTTCAAGTCCAAGACAGGGTACCAGTTCTAGGATGACTACAGCAAACACTTTTTCCCGCCAAAATCTGGGAGGCCGTGCAAGTGGGCACCGTAGTTGAAACAGGGGTTCGATTCCCGGCGACACTACATCATCCTGTAATGCTCTTGTAGGTAAATGGTATACCACTATCTTGGTACGATAGTATTCAAGGTTCGATTCCTTGCTTGAGCACCATATTGTTAAATGTTTTGTTTAGTGGTATTGTCCCCAGCCCTGGGTTAGATGGCGCAACTAGAATCAACTCGCGATTGATTTAAAATTACAAATGTCTATTAGACTGTATTGTTGTAGCAATGGGAAGAGTAAGGCACGGACCGCGGTGCTTATGTCGGCAGAACATTTAACAATTGGCCCAGATGGTGGAATTGGTAGACACGCAGCGTTGAGGTCGCTGTGCTTATGCATAGGAGTTCGAGTCTCCTTTTGGGCACCAAATAATGGCCGTGTAGCTCAGTTGGTAGAGCAGCGGATTGAAAATCCGTGTGTCACTGGTTCGACCCCGGTCATGGCCACCAAATAATAGTGAGTTGGCAGAGTGGCCTATTGCACCACCTTGGAAAGGTGACGATCCGAAAGGGTCCGAGAGTTCGAATCTCTCACTCACTGCCATATAAAAACACACTAGTCGGCGACTAAGCGTATTGCACGGTCTCTACGGAGTGAAAGGGTCAGTGGTTCGATTCCACATAGTGTGTTTCTATATGGAAGGTTAACTAGTCTGGGACTAGAGCTGTCTCGAAAACAGATTGATCCAGTAATGGGTTAGAGTTCGATTCTCTATCCTTCCTCCAATATCTCGCCGTGGTCTAATGGATTAAGGCAACGCTCTTCTAAAGCGTCCGATGGGGGTTCGAATCCCTCCGGCGAGGCCAATTAAAATCCAGCAACACTGTTTTTATCAATTGGTTTATCTGTATGATAATAATAGCTTAGATTGTTATTGCTGTGAAGTATCGATTCAGGTACAGTAGGATTCCAGATTCCTGTATTAAGTGCTTGTGCTACATGTTTGGCCACAATTAAATTTGTCTCCTGGCTAAAATGACATGTGCAGCGTTTTTCAAAGTACTTTGAAACAACTTCATGCGGGAACTCTTTATCGTTTTTGTAGTCAATACCTTTAATCATTGCATCTACATACTGTAAGAAAGAAGGTCCTTGTACACTAGTTATAAGTGGAAGCCCCCAATTTTCTTTAGGTTCTTTATAGAATCGTTCGTAAAAAAGATTTATAAAAATTGTATCCGGTCTGATACTTTGTATTTCTTTAATTAACAATTCTGTAACGGTCTTATCGTACTCGTCATGTGCTAGCCACAAGTAATAGTCTCTTGTTGCATGTAACTTGCGAAGTGCTTCAGCAGTGAGATTATACTCAGAAGAGTGACGTATTAAGTAATCAGATGTGTTAGCACTAGAAGGAAATAATCGCTTTCCTTTATCGGTGTCAACTCCGGGACCTTTACCTAAGTAATCATACTTAGGATTGTTTTCTAAATAAATTTCCGACGAAGGATGCCTTCCAGGATAAGATATTAAGAAAACATTCTTATTGTGTTTGTGATGATTGTTTAAAAATTCTTTGTAAGAATAAAAATTTGATGCGCCGCCGACGCCATAGCTTGTTGCTTCGTAGTTATTTCCTAAATGATAAAACCATGCGTTATATTTCATCTCAGGAAATTCATCGTGGCCATGCTCTGCGTTAGCATAACTATCTCCAAATATTCCAACTGTAATTTTATTCATGGAATATTTATAGCGGGCTTTGGTGAAATGGATATCATTACGGTCTTCGAAACCGCAGGTAGAGGTTCGATTCCTCTAAGCCCGGCCAAAAAGTAGTTGACTAGCTTGTTTAGTGGATATATAATACATATATGCTGAGAAATTAGCAGTTGTTGAAGAAAAACTTTTTTCAACAAACGTCAAAAAGTAGTTGACACTGATACAGTTGTTTGCTATAATAGACACTTGTTAAGCAGTTATTCAACTGTTTAATATAAATGATCGTTAACAATTTGAATAGGTAATTTGCTCGGTTCGTCTATCGGTCTAGGACACCGCCCTTTCACGGCGGGAAGAGGGGTTCGATTCCCCTACCGAGTACCATTATTGAAATACACAAATGCGTAGGCCACGCAGATGTGACGGAACACAGCTCGATGATTTCTTCGGGTATGCAGGTTCAACTCCTGTAAGTGTATTTCAATAATGGTAAAGAATATGCGAGCGTGATGGAATTGGTATACGTGTTGGTCTTAGAAGCCAAATTTTGTGGGTTCGAGTCCCACCGCTCGCACCAATTAAATACATTAACGTGTGACTGCGTCATTGGAAACAGTGAGAGGCCTACTAAAGCTGTAGGACATTAATGTATATGGAGATGTAGGAAAATTGGTAACCCCAGCAGACTGTAAATCTGCCGCCCCTGGCATTGTTGGTTCGAAGCCAACCATCTCCACCAAGTTTATTGCATTTTGTTATAAACCAGATAAATAAGTTAAACAGGAGTTTAACTTATGGGTATCAAAGGCGTTTATAGTGATCCTCTCTGCAAACATTGTGGGGAAAAAGATCCAACAAAATTTTATGGTAAAATGAAAACTACATGTTATACATGTCACGGTAATCATTTAGAAAACTATAGATTGCAAGTAAGAGATGAGGCGTTAGCATATAAAGGTGGAAAATGTGAACATTGCGGATATGACAAATATCGTGGCGCATTAGAGTTCCATCATAAAGATCCTACGCAAAAAGATCCAGCAGGATTAAGAAAATATAATAGAACAAAGTTGTTCGCAGAATTAGATAAGTGTGTTTTATTGTGTGCAAATTGTCACAGAGAAGAACACGCTAAGTTAAGAATTGGAAGTGTGGCAGAGGCCGGTTTATTGCACCTGACTTGAAATCAGACGAGTAGAAATGCTCCGTGGGTTCGAATCCTACCACTTCCGCCAAGGTACTCTTTATTGTATACTGTGCGTTTTACAATAAAGGAAGGAGCAAGGCACAGTTGCTCCGAGAGATTAATGGTTCCATAGTATAGTTGGCCTAATATGCCTGCCTGTCACGCAGGAGATCACGGGTTCGAATCCCGTTGGGACCGCCAAGTTGCTTTGTAATATAC